GTTTGGCTAACTACGGATTATGCATCAACCGTCGTAAGAAGCAAGAGTAGGGAGTACAGGGCGACCGCTTCCGTGTAAATGAATATAATCTCTTTTAGTTAGTATGATGAAGCACTCGGATGAAGTGACTCTGTTTTACTTTGCCTTTAGTGGGTGAAGTATGACTATAATCTGGATGAAGCAGTTCTAAAGTCAAAAGCGAAATAGTAATATTAAAGTAAATTAGATTAATTAGATTAGAAGAAAAAGCATGAGCGCAAGCGAAATGCGAATGTCTTTAGACATTCTTTAAATGTAGTTAATTGTCTTTTGCTCTTATAATGACTTTGGCTCACGTATTATCTATTTGCATATTTGGCTTTACGTGCTTCTGATATTGCTTTTTTATGTGCTTCTGTTTTTGGTTTACGCATCTTTTGTTTTGTTTCTTCACTTTTTGGCGGTAATTTTTTTCCTTTATTAATTGCAGAAAGTTTAGCTTTAGTTTCATCAGACATAACTCTACCTTTACCTGCTGCAGATATTTTAGCCGATATTATATTCTTTTCTTCTTGAGAATATTTTTTTGCTACTCTTCCTTTTTGAGCAATACTCATACGTTCTTTCTGTTCAAGTGTTCTTTTTTTACCTGTGCAAGATGCACTGCGTTTATCTATAGTTTCTTGCGAATGTACTCTTCCTTTTCCTGCTGCAGATATTTTAGCTTTTTGTTCTGTAGACATTGTGCGACCTGTGAGTCGTGCAGAATGTATTCTACTAAATTCTTCTTTAAGATTAGCAAATACACGACTGGTAATTTTAGTAATATATCGTTCTTGTTGATGAGTGCGTGATACACGTCGCATACCATTTAATGCATATATCATTTTTTCACGATTGCTACCTGTTGTTATTTTAATTAACAACCAATGGCATATAAAATGCTCGCGCCCCGACAAATGAACAAGATTATTCTTGCTATCTTGTCCCCCGATTGATTTTGGTATGATATGATGCTTTTCACTGTAAGAAAGCGGTGTTGATCTCAATTGCGCATTACTGACAATTGCATCATACCACCGCTTGTATTTGTTTTCAATAAACATATAAATCTCCTATATGTTTATTTATCTGCTTTACTTAAAAATGTGGATTAGTGTTTTACTAAAAAAAAGGCAGCCCTGACTTCTGGGTCGTTTCCATATTATCTTTAATAATCTTTCCGATAATATCTCTTTCTTGCTGTGTTAAAAACATTGCATCTTCATAACTTAAACCACCACGCATATACCAACACATACGTAATGCTTCTTCTCTAAAGGCTTTTGACTCTTTATCGTAGGAATCAAGCAGTTCTACGATCTCATCGTTATCTAGGGTCAAAAGCCTCGAGCGAAAAAACTTGCGTAGTCAAAATCGATAGCTAGTTTAAATTCGTTCGAACATTCAGTACATACTACATCAACTGGTTTAATACTAATTGCCTTAGATAGTTCTTCGATTGTCTGTTGTATTGTACGTAATACAGTTGATTCAGAATTTGTGTAGTATTCTCTAATAAATTTTGTATCTGATACAACGTTGCCGTCTTCTGTGGTAATTGCCGCTGTGCAGTTAGTTATAGTGTCAATGTTTAATTCAACCATTTTATTAATATGTTCGTTGTATTTGACTTTTCTAACTTCTGCGTCAAGATCGGGATCTGCTAGTGTTTGAATTAGTTTTTCTTCTTCGAAGACTGTATTGCCGGATTTACTAATTTGCGCATAGGTTAACGGTTTTAGGCTAACAGACAATCCATCAGGTAATTCTACAGTCTTTGAATAATCTGGCATTGATACAGAACCTAATGTAGCAGTTAAGTCTACATCATAATCGTGTTCTGTTCCGCATTGCGGGCAAGTTGATCCAATAGCCATTGTAGGACCGTAACTAGCAATGCGGATAGCGATTAATGTAGTGTCTACATCGACACTAGGCATATCCCAGGCATTTTTAATACTTGGGCAGCAACTTTGGATAACATCAACGACACTGGTGCCACTGATCAAAGCATCCGGTGTGCGCAAGGTAATTTCGTCTCTAGTGGTCATTGGGTATACAGGTAGTTCTCCTGTTACAGGTAGTTCCAATGAGCCTTCTTTCCAAAACTTTCCTTCGCTAGTTAACTTGATATAAAGCGCAGGTTGGCGAAAGTGTTTAGCCAACGGATTTGCAGTATTGATTTGAGCCATGGTTTTATTTCCTATAAATATAATTGATATACTATATATTTATAGGTTAAAATATGGCTGACAATAATATTGACGACGAAGTAGAAAAGATTAAGAAACAGCTAGCTGAGCTTGGGATTGACTACGACGAAAATATACGTAATTTAAAAAAACGTGGCAAGTCGGAAGAAGATGCAATCAAAGAAACAAAAAAATTAGCGATAACTTTTGCAGAGTCAGCAAAATTATATAAAAAGTCAGCTGTTGACATTAAGCAATCTATGGATGATCTTAAAAAGAGCATCAACAAAGGCGAAGTTAGTGCCGAAGAATTAACAGACCAATTAAATACTCTCAGAGACCAAGTTAATAAAACGTCGGATCAAGGTAAAAAGCAAGCTCTACTTAATGCCAAGGCCGATCTTGAAGCACTAAATGCTCGCAATCAAGCAAACGCTGCATTAAAAGACAGTTTGTGGAATATGGCTGGTGTACTATCTGTTGGTGCTGCTAATGCATTTAAAGGTGTAACCACCAAAGCATTGTCTGGAGCAGATGCATTTGACATAGCTGGTTCAATGATGACTGCTGGTGTTGATCTAATAAACTCCGCTAATCAAGGTGGTGCAAATTCGTTAAAATCATTTGGTGCCGCAACAGCAGGAGCTGGTGGTAAACTAGGAGCGGCGGGCCGTGCAGCAGGTGTGTTTGGTGAAGTATTAGGATTTGCAAGTGCCGGATTAAGCGATCTGGCTAAAGCCGGCATTGGATTCATGCTTGCACAAACTAAGCAACTAATTGCTGGTTTCCAATCAATGTCATCAGCCGGAGCAATATACAGCGGTGGCATGCTAGCAATGACTGATACAGCATTATCAGCTAATATGACACTCGAGCAGTTTAGTAAAGCAGTATCAGCAAATAGCGTAAATCTAGCTAAAACTGGATTAGGGGTAGCAGAAGCAAGTAAACGTATGGCAGGTGCGATGCAAGAAGGCGGCAAGTCGGCTCGTAAAGGTATGTTTGCACTTGGTATGGGCTTAGAGGAACAAGCTGATGCATATGCTATGACCATGGCCACGATGGCCGGACCATCCGGTAAGTTAAAATCTAGCAATGCAGAAGTTGCAGCACAAACGCAAGAATATGCTAAGAATTTAAAGATTATATCATCTTTAACAGGCGAGGATATTAAGGCTAAACAAGACAAAATACGTCAAGAACTTGATACATTGTTTATGAAACAAAAACTTGACGAAATGGAGCCAAAACAACGTGCTAAATTCAGAGATATGTTAGATACTATGAACGATGATCAACGTCGCCAGTTAACTGAAAATTTGAAGTATAACGGAGTTATTAGTAAAGATCTAGGTGCAGCTGAAGCGTTAAGCGGTGGATTCCGTAGTGCCGGTGATAAGTTCTACCAAGCATGGAAAGACCAATCTGCAAGTGGAGAAGTGGGCCGAAAAATTCAAGCAGAATCGGCAGAACAAATTAAAAAAGATGCAAAAAATCAACGCGAAATATCAATTGCTAATAGTGAGTTAGCCGTGGGGACAAGTAAAGTATTAGCAGGAGCATGGACTACGTCTGCTTCAAATACTGAAGAAGGGCTAAAAGCCGCAGAAGAAGCAGCTAACGCACAAATAGCAGCCGGCAAGCAAGGAAAAGATCTTGGAGCAAATAATTTAGAAATGCTTCAGAGTAATATGATTGAAATGCAAACGCTTGCAGTTAAAAATATGGATAAATTTCAACGTGCATTAGATTTGTCATATAACGCTGCAATGGCAGCAGTCCGCGGCCTAACTGATTTAGGTACAGCGGCTGCCAACAATCCAATTAAAACTGGATTATTGGCTATATTACCGGCAATAGTTGGTACAATTGCTCCATTATTGTTAACAAAAATATTTGGTGGTAAATTTGGTGTATTGGGAGCATCAGCAGCAAATCCAATGCATGTTACCAGCAGTGGCTTTGGTGGCCCGGGCGCCGCCGGCGGTGTAGACAAAAATGGACGATACAGAGACTCAAAAGGTAGATTTGCCAAAGCCCCTACTGCAATGTCTACTCTTAAAAGTGCCGGTGCATTGGGAAAAATTGCCGGTGTTACGGGTGCTATAGTTGGAACTGCAATGGCAGTAGGCGATATCTATGATACAGAAAATGATAAAACATTAACTAAAGGTCAAAAACGCGAAAAAGAAGGAAGTATAGTTGGTAGTGCCGCCGGCGGCGCCGCCGGCGCTTGGGCTGGCGCAACTGCCGGCGCAGCTATGGGGGCATTTGGCGGCCCGCTCGGTATAGCCGTTGGCGGACTAATAGGCGGAGCATTAGGATATTGGGGTGGTAGTGAAGGCGGAGAGAAATTAGGCAAAGCCATAATGAAAGACGAGTCTGCTACTAGCAAAGTTGCAGCAGCAACTTCAGTAGCCGTTAGTGGGGCAACTACTCAAACAACTACTCCAAAACCAGTAACTAGCTCATCACAAAACTTAGCAGCTGAACAAATTAAATTGTACGGTGCTGTTGTTGATCCCGAAGCAGCTAAAAAAGCAGCAACAGAAAAACCAGTAGCCAGTGCTAATCCAGCAGAACAACAACAAATTACTCTGTTACAAACTATTTTAGCTACATTGCAAAAAAGCAATGCTATATCGTCAGGAATTTTACAGAACAGCTACTAAGCTATAAATACACTATCGTAAAGAGAATATAACTATGTCATGGAAAAAACATTTCCGAACTGCAAACACTGGTGGCCAACTAAGTCCAATTAGTGGGATTAACAATTCAGCAGATCCAAGCTATCGTAACTATCAAAGCCAATTGCCTGAAGTGTATATTGGACATCCTAACCGTACAGAACGTTACAATCAGTACGAGCAAATGGATATGGACAGTGAAGTTAATGCCGCACTAGATATTATTGCAGAATTCTGCACACAACCAAATACAGAAAATGGCACAGGATTTGATTTATTCTTTAAAGAAGATCCAACAGATAATGAAGTTAAACTACTTAAAGACCAACTGCTACAATGGGTTAATCTAAATCAATTAAACAAACGCTTATTCAAACTTGTACGTAATACATTAAAATACGGTGATCAAGTATTCTTACGTGATCCGGAAACATTCAAGTTATACTGGACAGAAATGGGCAGTGTAATCAAAGTTATTGTTAATGAAGCAGAAGGCAAAGAGCCAGAACAATACGTAATTAAAAACCTTAATCTTAACTTTCAAAACTTAACTGCTACAGCATTAAGTTCAAGCGACACCTACACAAATCACCCTCAACAAGGTGGTAGCGGTGGTGCAGGTTCGTATGTACAACCTAATGTACCTTACAGTGGTGGTTCACGTTTTAGTCATGCGCAAAACGAAGCAGTGCTGGATGCAGAGCATGTAGTACATATTAGTTTAACAGAAGGCTTAGATGTTAACTGGCCGTTTGGTACTAGTATTCTAGAAAGCATATTTAAAATCTTTAAACAAAAAGAACTGTTAGAAGATGCTATTATTATCTACCGTGTGCAACGTGCACCGGAACGTCGTATATTTAAAATTGATGTTGGCAACATGCCAACACACATGGCCATGGCCTTTGTAGATCGTGTTAAAAATGAAGTACATCAACGTCGCATACCGACACAAACTGGTGGCGGACAAAACATGATG